GGCGCCCCTGTGGAGCGACAAAGACGAAGAAGCGCGGGAAATTATCGCGCCGGAAGCTATTACCAAAGAACTGCTGGACGGCTGCGATATTAAATTTACTATGTTCCACGACCGGCAGCTGATTTTGGCCCGATCCAAAAATGGCGTCGGCACCCTGTCTTACACCGTGGACGAAAAGGGCGTGGCTTTCGAGTTTGAAGCCCCTAACACCGCCGACGGAGACAAGGCCCTGGAACTGGTAAAGCGCGGCGATCTGGCCGGGTGCAGCTTTATGTTTTCGACCCATTACTGGGACGAAGCCTTTGTAAGCCGCACCGTGGAAGTGAGGGACGGCCGTGCCTACATTACCTACACGGTTAAGGCCGTTACCGGCGTCTACGATATGACGCTGGCCGCCGATCCCGCGTACCCGGACACTTCCGTAGAAGCCCGCGAATTTGCCCGCGATCTGCGCGAAGCCGCCAAACCGGGCCAGCCGGAAGCCCCCAAAGTGGACAAAGAAAAAGTAGAAAAGCAGCTGCGCGAAATGCGCCGCGCTGCAAATACTAAGTTACAAGTTTAACCCCTAAAACGCTTTTCAGCAATGAAAAAGAACACCGTAAACGTACGTGAGCTGGTGAACAAGTACCAGTCCAACTGCGAGCGCATCAACGCTATTGCTGACGCTTGCGAGCAGGAGCAGCGCGAACGCACCGAAGCCGAAACCAAAGAGTACGAAGCTTTGGCCCGCGAAAACCAGCTGCTTGCTATGCGTATGCAGGCCGCCACGGCAGAGCATCTGCGCGAGAACCCCAACGCAAAGGCCGACGCGGAAAAGATCATCCGCGAGAACGCCAAGAACGGCAAGAAGACCGAAATTACCTTTGTCCGCGAGGGCGAATTTGCAGGTATGATGGTCGCCGACGTCGAGACCGGCGGCATTATCCCGCTTAACGTCCAGGACATTTTGAAGCCGCTGGAAGAGGGCTTCATTTTGGACAAAGTGGGCCTGCCTATGCCTACCGGCCTGGCTGGCGATTTCGTCTGGCCTGTCTACGAAGCCGTCGAAGCTTCTATCGCTGGCGAGGGCGTAGCCCTGGGCGATACTAAGATCGACTTTAGCAAACTGACCGCCGCCCCTGAGCGTATCGGCATCGCTATCCCTGTTACCAACCAGTCGCTGAACCAGTCGGCCGGCATCCTGGAAATGGTGGTACGTACCGTTATGCCGCAGGCCGTGCGCCAGCTGCTTAACAAGGTCGTGTGCGGCACCGCAAAGGTAAACGGCGCTACCAACCTGGTAGGCCCCTTTGCCCGCATCCTGGAAGTCGCCGCGAAGCAGGGCGAAAAGGCCAAAGAGGAAAAGAAGTACCACGCCGTGGTTACTATTCCTAACCTGCTGTCCGACGCCACCAGCGCGAAGAAGATTTCCGCTGCGCTGGTTAAGGATATGAAAGCAAAGGTACTTGCTACCGGCATCGAGGGCAACCACCTTTGCTGGGTGATGAGCAAGGCCACCGAAGCTATCCTGGAAATTACCCCTATCAACGAAAAGGGCGTATTTATCCCGATCCTGCAAAACGGCCGTATGTTTGGCTTGCCGGTGTACACTACCAACACTATCTGCGGTAGGGACGGCGAAACCGTGGTAGAGTATATCGGCCTGGGCGACTTCGGCTACCAGCCTATGGGCCTTTTCGGTACGCTTCGCTTCATCGTCGATCCGTACAGCCAGGCCCGCAAGGACAGCGTAGACTTTGTGCTGAACACTGACTACGCCACCAAGACCCTGCGCCCTGAAGCTTTCATCCTCGGAGAGATCGCGGCAGAGTAAACCGGATTACCGACGTAGCACTAACTAAAGTTTAGGATTATGGCTGTAGTGAGTTTGGCCCTTTTCAAGAAGCACGTACGCGCCGACGACTTCGCGGACGACGACGAGCTGATGCAGCACTACGTAGATGCTGCGGAAGCCCACGTTATCCAGGCCACCAACCGCACAGACGCTGAACTGCGAGAGCTGGGCAAGGGGGAATACCCCGCCCAGCTTAAGCAGGCCGTTTTGCTGCTGGCCGGCCACTGGTACAACCAGCGCGAAAGCGTTGCAGGCGTGCAAATGCACGAAGTGCCGGACGCACTACAGGCCCTAATCAAGCCCTTTAGAAAGTTAGCGGAAGACACCACCGAAAGCACCGACTAAGCTATGCAGGCGGGACGTATGAAATATAAAATTACGCTGCTGGAACCGCGGACGGTAACGACCGCTTCCGGGAACGAGAAGACCACCTACGAAGCTGTACGCACCGTGTGGGCCGAAAGGGTAAAAGCCACCGGCCGGCGCAGCGAAGAAGTGGGCGAACATTTCCCGGATAACAGCGCGGAATTTAACATACGCGACGCGCACCCTGTGCAGGAAAACTGGCGGGTGCAGCAGCTGGGCGGCGACCTTTACACGGTAACTAACATAATCCCTAATCTGGATAGGGGCTACAAAACTTTGGTGTGCAGCAGGGTAAATGAGTAGCAGGCGGGTAATATGGAAGCGCGGTACGACGATAGCAATTTGCAGCGGTTATTCGCTGAATTGGAGCCAAAGCAGCGGTTACAGGCGCTAAAAGGTGGCTTCCGCAGGGAAGCCGGCCAGGTGCGCAAAACAGCTATAAACAACCTGCGCAGTAGTGGCATCCGTACAGACCGCGACCTGGAAAGCGGCGTACGTGCAGTCGTCTTCAAACAACAGGCGGGCTTCCGTGTTACCGTAGGTACCAAAGCGGGAAAGAAGCAGTACGGTTTCCACAAGAACCGGCGCGGCGAATTAAAACCGATCCTGCTATGGGCTGAACTGGGAACGGAAGACCGCCGTACTAAGTCTAATAGCGGCAAGCATACCAGGCAGTGGACAGGCCGTTTGCGCAGTGGCCACTATACCGGTAGGATGAAACGCTACGGCTTTATGGCCCAGACCCTGGAACAGGTACAGGGCACCGTTACCGAAAACCTGCATAACGAAGTTATCCAAAGCGTCGAAAGAGTAGCTAAGAAGTATGGCTGTAAATAGAACGTCTTTAAGCGTAGGTACGCTGATCCGCGAAATACTGCTGGACAGCGCCGACGTAACCGCCCGGACTAACAAGGTATACCCGGTGGCTACGGACAAAGCCGAACTGCCGTATATCCTGTACCGCCGTGCGGCCCTGGAACAGAACCCGCAGAAAAGCGGGCAGCCAGGGGCTGATACCGTGCAGCTGGAAGTTATCTGCTTTGCGGCAGACTATGACGACTGCCTGGAACTGGCCGAAGCCGTGCGCGGCGCCCTGGATAACAGGAGCGGCACACAGTCCGACGACGAAACGCTGGCCCTTTGTGCCTGCCAGCTGGTAGACAGCGAAGAAGCCTGGCAAGACGACGCCTACGTACAGCAGCTGATATTTAACGTAAGAGTTTAACAGTAAACACAGATAAAGCACTATGGCAAAAACAGCACGCACCGGCTACTGCAATGGTAGCGATATGCTGGTTTACGTAGGCGGCAAGGCCGTGGGCCACTGCACCAGCCACACCGCTACGTTTAACAGCGAGACCAAAGACCGGGCCGTAAAGCCCGTGGCTTCCGCGCCTATTTCTGCCGGACTGTGGAAAGGTAAGACCGTTACCGGGCTTTCCATTTCCATTTCCGCAGAGGGTCTGGTAAACTATGACGAAACCGAAAGCGGCTTCAAAGAGTTGCTGGCGGCCTGGAAGCAGGGCAAGCCGGTTACCGTCAAGTGTATGGAACGTGATGGCGACGATAAGCCGTACCTGGAAGGTAGTTTCGTAATTGCCAACCTGGAACGCACCGACCCTGCGCAGGACGACGCTACGTACAGCATCCAGCTGGAAAACGACGGCCAGCCTACCACCCTGGACGAAACCGCAATTACGGAGAACCCCGCAGCCTAATTAACCAGGTTTCGTTATGGCTAAAATCGAAATCAAGATCAACGGCGAAGCATACCCCTGTCGGCCTACGATGGGGGCTATGCTGCGCTTTAAGGAGCAGACCGGTAAGGAAATTACCGACCTGGACACCAACAGTTTTACGGAACTTTGTACGTATCTGTGGTGCTGCATTAAGTCTGCCTGCGCACGTGAACGGAAACAGTTTGACTTATCCCTGCTGGACTTCGCGGACAGCGTCGACCCGGACGATATGAACGCCTGGGCCGCCGATATGCAGGACGAAAACGGCCCGGCCGCTGACGCCAGCCCAAAAGCGTAAGCCCGGCCGGTATTTACGAAATTCTGGGTACCGCGCTGGGCTGCATAGGACTTTCGTACGACGACTTTTGCAGGCTCTATGCGGAAGAATACGTGGCGATAAACAAGGCGTGGTACCTGGAACAAGATACCCGGCAGCAGGGCGAATGGGAGCGTATGCGGCTACTGGCTACTATAGTGATCCAGCCGCACGTCAAAAAGAAACTTACCCCGGAAAAATTGCTACCGCTTCCGTGGGATCGCAAGCGCCGGAAAGCCGCCCAGAGCGACGAACCGCAGCTGACAAAGGAGCAAAAGCACGAACGCTTTAAGGATTTGTTACACCGCTTAGGAGAGGATTAGCAAAATGGCTGGAAAAAGCACTATTT